TAGTTGGGATATGAGGCCGGGTTGGGCAGGAGTGCCCGCGTTCCGACATCATCCTTCCTGCCAGCCAACCGCGTCGTTTGTCGCGCACCATCCGCACGCCGAGTCGCACCATATTTTTCACCATTTTCATCCGTTAGATTCCGTTGGCATACGGATTGAACAGGCCTGACATGGACCGTAAGAGAGAAGAAAAAACGGCACCCTCTGGAATGCCGCGTAATCAGGCGAGAGAGCACACGCCACCCTAACAAGGTATGGCGATATAGTCAGCCCTCACATGCACCATCCGCATGTGTTAGACTGCCATTTGACGGTTTTTCCCACCGTTGGCATGCGGATTGGACAGGAGCAACTTTAGTATTCGCTCGGTAGCATAATCGTCGTCACGCTTCGGTCATGTTCGGTGATGATGTAGATCGAACCACCAGCCGTGGCGTAGCGACTCAGCAAGCGTGCTCCATAGGTGAGCGCATCTTCATTGGCCTGCTTGTCATCGGCGCAGAGTTCGTCTCCCCAGTCGCCACAATGATGGCGGTGGAGGAATTTTATTAGATCCACATCCAGAGCAATCGCTCCCGGCGTGGCGTAGATCTTCCCTAGCGGGAAGCGTGGTTGCATTAAGTTTATGCCCATGGTGATCTCAGTGGTTGTTGGTGAATCAGGAATCAATCAGGTTGTCGAACAAGCCTGGAATGAAAGGGTTGAGCGCTTCTTGCTCGGCTTTGAAAAACTCGGCTTTGGTTTTGCCCATCGCTCGGCCTTGTGGCGTGTGGCAATCGTATGCGTAGTCGGGGATGGGAACGTAGTCGCTAGACGCTGCGAGTTCATCGATGAGCGTCTGCGCATCAAGTCCCGCCTGTTGGTCATAGACGAAGTTTTGCAGGTGGTCGGGATCGCGGCTTTTCTTGGCCAGGCAGAGCAGGATCACCGCTTTGGAAACAAAGATGCGTCCTTTGGGAGATTTCGCAGGCGTGTTGCGGTTGATCTCGATGTAGCTGTCGTGCAGTGCTTTGACCTCCGCCGTGAGAATGCCCCAGCAGTCCTCCGCGCTCACGGTGAGCAAACGCCGCCAGACATAGGAACCAAATCCGCTGGCCCAAAGTTCAAGTGCCCAATATCCGGCCAGCTTTGCGTCTCCGCGCCGGATCCCCTTCTGCATCGCGCTCGACACTCCTGGGAAGGAATATCCGCGCTTGGTGTGTAAGTGATAACTCATCGTCTGTTAGAATGTCAGTTGAGCACACAAGGTGAAAGCAGTTTTGATCACCATTTTTTAGAGCTTCACGGACTGACGACGTGGTGCATCCATCGCCACACGGTCCTGACTCTTGTAGGTTTCGAGACGGATGTGCGCCTTCCATTTGCGCTTGAGGTATCGCTTCTCCGTGGCGATGCGTTCCTCACTACGAAACAAGCTATTGCCGCCGAGGTTCTTGTCGCGTTCTTGCACAAAACAAAACCGCGCCTCGTTCCACACCAGTCGATTGTCCATGAGTTCCTGAAGCGTCGCGTCAATGTCGCACTTGCATTTGAGAAGCTCGTCCCACTTGGGCACACCACCATGTTCGTCGCGCACCACGCCGACAGCACCGCCAACCCAGTGGTTCACTCCGAAAGGATCATTGCGTTGCAAAAGCCGTGGATCGCTTCGCTGGTGCCAACCGAACAATCGTGCCCCTGCCCCACGAGCACACCACGCGGAGTTTTCCAGCATGGCGAGCGTTTCGGCAATCGAGAGTTTTCGGCAGCGCAACGAGACCATGCACACGCACGCGGAAATATCATCGTCGAGCATGACGATGGAATCTTCTGTAAAATGTTTCAGCACCCAGTTGCGCACGGCACTAATCCCCGCGATTTCATCAGGGATGGTTTCGATCGCGAGTCCCGTGTGACGGTAGTGTTCAGCCTCGCTTACGGGAACGAGTAGCGTCGCCGTCGGGAAGAGCTTGTGGCTGGTGATCGAGCGGCTGCGACTCCGTGACAGGATCACTAGTCGTAGGGAGAGCGGGCGAAGTTCCGGCCATGATGGCGCGGCGGCAGAGTTCAATGAGTCGTTTTCCATGGAGTACGCGGCCTATGCCGATTTTTTTGGTTCTGCGTGTGATCGAATAGTCAACCTCATGCACTCCCATGAGTTGCAGGACTTGCATCCAGTCACGCAGGTCGTGAAACATGAACACGAGGTAGTCATGGGTTTCAAAAGCTTGGCATTCCATGCGTGGAATGGTTTCGAGTTCTTCTTCGGGAGATCCTGCTTCGTCCATGAGTTTGCGAATCTCATCCTCCATGAAGCCGGTCAGTTCGATGTCGAAATCAGGATCGGCATCGGCGATGGATTGCAGCACACGGCGCAGGTCGTCTTCGTCAAGTTCGGCGAGTTCCGAGAGGCGGTTATCTGCGAGTAGGTCGGCAAGTTCCTCGGCCTCACTCGCATAGTCCTGTTCATCAATCGGGATGAGTTCACAGCCGATGAGTAGTGCCGCTTCCAGGCGTCCATGACCGCGAACGATGAGGCCTGAGCGTTTCGACACGGTTACTGGATTGCGCCAGCCTTGCTCTTGGATGATGGAGGCAAGCAATTGAATCTGATGCGCGCTATGGCGGTTCGGATTGCTGGGATTGGGTTTGAGTGAGTTCGGATTAACGAGGTTGGTATGGGCGCAGTGCACAGGAATGCTCATGTGCGGTGCTGTGCGTCAACTTCGATAAGGGCGGTTGACGCATCCTCCCCTACAGATGGAAGCCGTATCACCAGACATCGCCAAAAAACTGCTCTCGCGTGACTTTGCCAATCTGGTCGGTCGCGTGCAAAAGGGCGGAAAGTTGACTCGTGCCGAACGCGCCATGCTCCAAACATTGGCGACGGGAAGTGGAGCCGCTCCCGCAACGGCAGCATCCTACGTCGAGCTCGCGGCGATCCTCGGAGTCACACGTCAGTCGATCAACAATTGGAAGAAACGCAAGGACGCACCAAAGCCCGCTGCCAACGGTCTCCACGATGTGGCGGAATGGCGGGAGTTCATGCGACGGCATGATTTGAAAGGAAGTGAAACCACCGAACCGGGTGACATCGAATCATCACTCAAGGCGCGCAAACTTCTCGCGGAAGTGGAAGAGCGGGAACTTCGACTCGGCATCAAGCGTGGTGACTTCGTGGCGGTGGAAGAAGTGCGACAGGCATGGACTGAGCTCGTAGCGCAGGCAACGTCGATGCTACGCAAGAAGTTTGAGCAGGAATTGCCACCGATTCTCTCTGGCCTCGATGCCACAGGAATCCAGGAAGAATCCCGCCGCGCCATCGACGAGGTGTTGACGATTCTCCATCAGGGCGAATGAACAAGATCGAACCCTCACGTAAAAGATTAGAGCGCATCTGGTGTGAAGCATGGCGTCCTCCTGATCGTCGTCCACCGTGGGCATGGTGCGAGGAACATATCACCTCGATCCCCTACTCTCCCATTCCCGGACGATTCCGTTCCGCAAACTCACCTTGGATGCGCGAACCGATGGAGGCGCTGATGGACACTAAAATCCGCATCGTCAGCATCATTGCGTCGATTCAGAGCGGCAAAACCTCTGTCGGTGAGTTCGGTCTCTGCCACATCATCGCCAATAACCCAGGTCCCACACTGTGGCTTGATCAAACTGACGATGACGCAAAGGATCAGAGCGAGAGTCGTCTGCAAAAGCTCTTCGACGAGTGCCAACCTGTGCGCTCTCTTTACCCAGCCAATCGTCATAAAAAGCGTCTGGCTACCGTTCACTTCAACAATGGCATGACGCTATGGGTGCTAGGGGCTCACAACAAAACCAATCTTCAGCGCCGTTCCATTCGTTGGCTCATCGGGGACGAGACATGGCGTTGGCCGACTGGCCACATGGCGGAAGCAGAGGCCCGAGTCACCGCATTCGGCTGGCTGGGCAAATGCCTGTTCATGTCACAGGGTGGTGAGGAAGACGACGACACTCACCGCAAGCATGAAACAACCGACATGCGAGTTTGGACCTTTGCGTGTCCGCAATGTCATCAACGCCAGCCGTTCAAGTGGGAGCAGGTCGAGTGGAGCAAAGACGCCCGCGATGAATCAGGCGAGTGGGATTTCCAGAAGGTGCGCGACACCAGCTCCATGCGTTGCGCTGCATGCAATCATTACTTCGAGGATAGCGACCGCACCCGCCGCG